TGCAACAGCAGATGGGACTGTACAACCCAGCGGAGTTCAATCCGTCCAATCAGGAAGTGTCCCTGAAGGATCGCTTGGTCTCCAAACTGGACAGTTATCAGGAGAAGGAATACGGACTGGCACCAGTACAGATGCCAATGTTGGCAATGGTAACGCGCCGTCGCAAGTAACTGCCAAACCAGCGCCTGAGACTAATCAGTTACTACGCCAAATATTTGGAGACTCGTATGCCATCGATGAAAAAGTTCCACCGGCCTCAATCGGCCCCGCAACAAGGGTCGCTGGTAAAGCTGGGCAAGTTTACGTACAACCAAGCCAAACAAGACAATCCGGACTTTCTGAGTCAGTTCCAGCAAGCATGGCAGGAGAACGGGTTGTCAAGCGTAAGCGCAGATGGAACGCCGCAGACAGCGCCCCAATCCCAGGCACCAACCAATACTACAGCAGTGCTGTAGAACACATCCACCCAACAAAACGTTCTGAGATTATCTTAGGCATTTTTGTCAAAGCGTTGGAGCCACAGACCAACAGGGGTGATGAGTTTCCTGCCATTATTCGTGCTCAAATCTTAAAAATGTCGCTTATGGAGCAGATGACCTCTGCTCAAATTTCTCAGCATTTTGCAGAGCAAGAGACACCACTAGATATACCGGCCAAATCAATTGATACGCAACGTCGCCGCATGGGACTCGCGGATGATCGCGGTGTACGTGGAATTTATTTCGATACGGAAAAAGAAGCTGGCAGACAATTAATGCAGGATGTAGTAAAAGCTGCTTCTGAATTTAAAACTGATGCATTTCCAGATGGTATTGGCCCTGACCAACTTAAAGGTTTTTACGCTGCCAAGAATTCGTTTGCCGCTGGTAATGAAGTTGTTGAGCTAAGTGATGAAGTTTTTGAAGAACCAGTCAGCCGTACTACTGACGTTAAACTGCAAGAAGAACTTTATAAGTCCACTAGCGAAAACGAAGCCACTCAGTCTATGGGGCAAATTGCTTCTGCCGGTGGTTCACAAGGTAACGTAGACTCATTAAAACAGACGCGAAAAGACAAGAAGACTGGCAAAGTTTATAAAGATATTGGTGCACTTGCACGAATTGAAGAACTGACAAACGAGGCCGACACCATTCGCGATACGCTGATGGACATGGCTCCAAAAGACCCGCGCCGTGAAGGGCTAGTCTCCCGCTTGGAAGCTATTGGTGACGTAGACAAAGGGGAAATTGCTGCCCTATTCCAAGACTACAACAAAGCTCAACGACTGCGATCTGCAGAAGCTGAAGAAGCTGGCGTGGTCAAGAAAGAAGAAGTTGAAGCCACTAAACAAGAATTGACAGGTGAAGAACTTGCCGCCTCAGAGCGGGAAGACGAGCGTCGCAAAGACGCGGAAGAAAAGGCAAAAGCTGACCAAGAAGGAGAATCAAATGCCGTTCAAGTCGAAAGCGCAGATGAGGGAAATGTTCGCGAATCAGCCGGAGGTGGCAAAAAGGTGGGCAAAGGAAACGCCAAACCCAAAAAGTCTGCCGGAAAAACTGAAGTCAAAGTCGAGCCCAAGCAAGAAGCCAAGCCCGAAGAAATAAAGACACCTGCTGAGCAGTGGTCTGAAGTATCTAAACTAGCACCGGAGTTGCCACCATATGACGTTCTTAGAAAATCTGAAAAAGATCGCTGGGATGATCTCGTCCATCGTGGACAAGCTAATCTTGCTGCTGCTGTCAAAATCATCGGTCAAGGTGCTCAACCTACTGGCACAGTATTGGCCAACGAAAAGCCTGAGACAACAGGCACTAATGGAACTGCTGAAGCGGTAACCGCTGAAAATGAAATTCCAGCACCCAAACCAATCTTGTTTTCCAAGACAAGTGAATCTGAGCCAGTAACTCAAGCGCCTAAACTTGTAGAAAACGGGCGTACTGTTGATTTAGTTGTAAATGGTAAAGTAACAAAAACATTTGAGTTGGTAAGCCAAGGCCTATGGGACGCCTATAAAGGCAGACCAGAATCTCAAGAAAACTTGTTGCAAAGCGCCGCAGCAAGAAAAGTCAGAGACGAAGCCAGTCAAGCGTTGAAAGATTCTAATTGGGTTTATTCAGAGCAAGCTCCATTATCACGAGTTGAACAAGAAGCTATTAAAGCTTTGGCAAGTAATGACACGTCCATGATGCAGCGTATTGTTACTAATCTAACAATTAGAGACTCTGTTTTGCGAATGTTGTCTTCAGCGTTGTCCTTTCCTGGAAAACCATATAACGGGTTTAATGACTTAGCAGCAGCTAGTAAAGAAGACCCTCGTGCCAAACTTACTGCTGAGAACATTTTGCGTTATGCGCCTGAGTACATGCTTAAAGGTGCAAACATTCCGACCGAATTTAAATTTTCAAAAGCAAAAAATACTTCTGCCCAGAAGAATACAGTTTTTGATGTTTGGGAAACACTAGGCAATTTATTTGGTATTAAACAAAAAGACAGTGCGTACAAAGACTTTATCCGTGTATCTCAAACAGCGCAAGACGCCTATAAAGCTGCCGGTAAAAAAGTTCCTTTGGCCCAACTTCAGAACGCTCAAGCGTTTATTGATCCAACCGATGACCGCGTTGTACATCTGATTGCAGACAACATTACCAAAGGTAGTGAACTTGCAGTTCTACTTCACGAAGTTGGTGTCCACGTCGGGCTTAAAAACAAACTTGGCGCAAACTTTAAGATTCTTGAAGGCCAAGTCAAAGCATGGGCTAATGCGCCCAAAAACAGTCTTGAGCGTCAAGTTTATGAACGTGCCATGGCGCGTGTTGCTGCTGCTCGTTTGGATGGTGCAGTGTCGGCTGATATTGCCGCTGAAGAATTGGTAGCCTATGCTGCTGAAGAAGCAGTCTTGGCAGGTGTTCAAGTCACAGACAAATCGCAATCCCGTTTACATGCATGGGTTAGAAAACTGCATGACATAGTTGAACAAGCACTCAAGAGTTTCTTGAATGTGGCGTCTGTTCCTAAGTTGACAACTCAGGACCTGGTTAACTTTTCGTTTGCCGCTGCTCAAGAACACATGGAAGGTATTCGTTCAGAACGTGGTGCTGGTATTGGGGCGACCGACTTTGAAATTGCCAAGTACTATGCTGGCCCCAAAGGGTCTTGGAACAATTCACGAATTGAATACGATACTTATGGACCAGGCCGAGAATCTTTCTATTGGGACCCAGAAGATACGTTTGGTCCATACACAGGAATTGCTACCCGAGGTTTCTATGAGCGTGCTAATTCACGCGGTTTTGGCCCACGTGCAACTGGTAGCCCTGAGTTGATGGCAATGGTTTTGACTTCTGCCGAGACAAGAGAATTTGGTGAACAGCAAGGTAATAGCCAAGACAAAGTTCTTTTGACACTTCAAGCTGTTCGTGACCCAATAATCAATTCATGGTCTCTTACTGTAGCGGGTCCTGATACCGACAGTGCGCTCTATACTGAGTTGTATATTAATGGACAAGCCACAACCACTACAGATAATACAGGCAACGAGTGGTCTCGCCTTGAGGGTATTCCCGCCAGTGCGATTATGCGTGTGTTGGCAGAGTTCCGCCGTCGTCTGACCCGCGTTAAAGATGGGCAAATTCCAAACATTGACTTCACACGCGTAACTGGTTCAGGTGCTACCAAAGATGAAGGCAGACCGGGCTATTACTCTGCTGGCGTACTAGCTACTCGCTATTCCAAAGCGCCAACTGGGGAACAAGTTATTAAGGCTTTGCCCAAGCCCTTACAAGAAACAGCTCGTCGTCAGTTTACTAACATTAAGACATTGGCTAAACGCGGCTTCTATGCTTCTGCAATGACAGAAGATGTGGTCAGCATGGCTAAGAAGTACATGCCTTCAGCAACCAAGTTTTTGGATGCTCAGTACGCTCGATATGCCACTCGTGTTGAATTTGAAAACCGTATCAATCGAATCCTGACTGAATATGACAAACTGCCAGCCACCCTTAAAGGTGAAGGCAGTGGCAGCGTTAATGAATTTATTTTTGATTCCACACGTGAAAAGAAGTGGGGCTACTACCCGGGTGAACATCAAGTGGGCACTAAGCTGTTCACTATTGATCCAGACTTCAAGAAACGTTTTGAGTCATTCCCGCCTGCAGCTCAGAAGATTATTAAAGACGTATTCCAGCATGGATACGAAGCACTTCAGTTGAAGAAGCAATCTGCTAGAGACGCTGTCAATCGCGAATATGAGTCACGCGAGAAGGCTGCAGCAAACGATGCTGACTTGCTGGACGAGATCGCCAAGGAAAAAGCACGGGCGCTCAAACGAATTGCAAGCCTGCAGAACGTACAGGTCGGTGACCCTTATGCATACCTTGGTCGCTACGGCAACTACGTTGTGGTTGCTAAGTCACCAGAGTTCAAAGCTTATGAAGACGCTGCCTCAGGTGAAGAAAGCCGTGTCAAACACAATTTTGTCACTGGCGACCCACAGCAAGCCAAGAACTGGCTGCAAGACCACATCTCGGACCCAAACCACTATGTTGTTGAGTTTGCTGAGACACAAGCTGAAGCCGATGAGATTGCTGCTCAACTAGGCGCAACTGGTCAATATGATGTGCAACCCGAAGACGCTGCGGAAAAAGAAGCTCATGCGTCTTACGCAGGTGGTGCTGATTTAATGTATGGTCTGTCTCGCTTGCGCGGCATGGCTGAGCGCGGTGGTGAGGATACTAATCCTGCTTTGACCAAAGCTATTGGTGATCTGTATCTAATGGTTGTGGCTGAGTCCAGTGCCCGTCAACGTAAGAATGTGGCTGGTGCTTCTAAGAACATGATGCGCAACTTGGCTACCAGTGGCCGTGCCGATGCACACTTCTTGGCTTCCATGGCAAGTAACGATGCCATCTCTGATTCATTAGAGTCAATGCGTGTCGAAGCTCAGAAGAATTTGAAAGAAGCACGCCCCCTGTACAACGAGTTGTATGCCCGCAATGCGCTCAGTATGGATTACAAACCAGTCAGCGACTTGGTAACTGCCTTAACACGCATGACAAGTCTGTGGACTTTGTCCACTAACCCAGCGTTCTATCTCCAGCAGATGGTGCAGACCATGGTGCTTTCTCAGCCATACATGGCAGGACGTCTTGGTTACTTCCGTACAGGTCGTGCGCTTAAGCGTGCCTACAGCGATATTGCCCCATTGACCAAAGACATTGGGATTGAAGGCCACATTGACTTTAACCAAGCTCCCTCTGATGTGCGCAATATGCTCAACACATTGGTTGGCATGGGTAAGATCGACATTGGTATTGAGACAGACATCAAGGCACGCACAGAAGAACGCGGTCCCTTCGAGGTAGCCATGGCTAAACTCAAAGGTGTCAATACACGTATTGAGTCAATCAATCGTGCTGCCGCTGCCGTAGCTGCTTATCGTGGATACCTTGAGCGTTATAAGAACGGTGATACGGCTGCTGCTACCAAGTACGCTGCTGAAGTTATTGACAATACTCACGGTTCATACACTTCCACAAGTGCGCCTCGCATACTGCAAGGAAACACAGCTTCTTTATTGGGGCAATTCAAACGCTTCCAAATTATTCAGTTGTCCATGTTGATTAAGTTGATTAACAACTCATTCCGTGGCGCAAGTAAAGAAGAAAGAGCTGTAGCGTTTGCTTCATTGAAATTCATTGTTGCGCACATGGCAGTTCTTGGCGGTGCTTTGGGCGTGCCGTTTGTTTCACAGATTGCTTGGCTTGCATCGAAAGCGTTTGGTGACCCCGATGAACCCGATGATTACGAGTACAAACTACGTCGCATGATAGGTGACGGCCCTGCCGCTGACCTGTTGCTTCGCGGTGTGCCTGCTTATTTTGGTTTGGGGTCTTTGGGCAAGAAGCTGTCCATGGAAAACGTTGCGTCTCCATTCGGTCCATTCGTTGAACCTGACTTGGCTTCCCGCTCCGGTGCTGAGAAGATGTTGGTGGGTATGATGGGCCCAGCCGCAAGTATGGGGCTGAAGTTTGCAGATGCATTGGATTTGATTTCCAAAGGCAATTACTACAAGGGCCTAGAGATGGCGATGCCTAATGGCGTAGCCAATGTGATGAAAGCATATCGTTTCCCAACCCAAGGGATTACGATGCGCAATGGGGATTTGGTGATGAGTCCTGATGAAGTCAGCATGATTGATGCTGGTTTCCAACTGGTTGGTCTCCCCACTTCGACCGTTACAGACAGACAATTCACTCAGAAAGTGGTTGCCGAGTTTGACAAGTTCTATGCAGAACGTGCCAAAGATATTAAAGCAAGTTATGTTGAAAGCTCTCGAGCAAGTGACTCAGCAGCAATGGCTGAAGCACGTGAAGACTGGCAGAAGTTGCAAGAGTCGAGAGTTAGGAACGGATACAAGCGTCAGCCAATGTCTGAGTTGTTCCGTGCACCGATTGAAGCGCGTAAACGCGAGCGAAGTGTTGTTGGTGGTGTAGAAACCACTAAAGCGAAACGCAGGTTTGTCGAGCAAGTAAGCTCAGTTTCATAAAGGAAAGTTATGGCTAAGTCACCAGCATGGCAACGCAAAGAAGGCAAGAATCCAAATGGCGGACTGAACGCCAAAGGTCGTGCATCTTACAACAAAGCAAACCCCGGCAAGCCCGGACTGAAACCGCCTGCTCCTCATCCCAAGACTGAGAAAGACGCTAATCGCCGTGCATCTTTTTGTGCTCGAATGTCAGGCATGCCCGGCCCTATGAAGGATGAAAAAGGTAAGCCAACTAGAAAAGCGTTATCATTGAAAGCATGGAACTGCTAACCTGCACTAAATGTAAACTGAGTAAGCCTAGTACACTGGAGTTTTTTCCACCGCATAATAAAAAGCGGAATGGGCTAGACAGCTGGTGTCGGGCATGTAGGTCTATTTATAGAAACGCTAACTGTCGTGGGAAGTTTCGCGCTGTTATCTCTGATGCACAATTGGCAGAAATAAAAGCTACAGTAACAGAATGCGTGATTTGTGGGAGCAATGAACCATTGGTTGTAGACCATGACCACGTAACTGGTAAGGTTCGAGGTATGCTTTGCAATCACTGCAATAGAGGTTTAGGGCATTTTCGAGATGATCCTGAATTGCTTAAATTTGCCGCGCAGTATCTAGAAGAACTTGGTGATAAAAAAACCCCCTAGTTTTTAGGCTAGGGGGTAAATCCAACTTAGGAGAGCAAAACACACTAACAAAGGGCAACCTCAATTAGTGAGCAGATGATACTGCACTTTCCTCAGTTTGTACAAGTGTTACTGGACCACTGGTATTTTCTACAGCACCTTCCATGGCTGAGAAGTCAAACGCATAGCAAGTACAGCTACCAGTCGAGTGGGCTGTCCCCCTACCAATATTGAACTTTTCCTGCCAAGGAATAATCCAACCGTGCTTGACAGCGCATTTGACAAGTTCTTTGGGCTCCATCCGGTTCTTGGCACACCACTCGCCAAATTCTTTTTTGGCTAAGAACAGCTTACCGATGTACTTGTCTTTGCCCTTGGTCGTCTGATTACCAATAATGCGTCGACCTGCGGGTGCACCAACGATTCTTGAGATTGAATCTTCAGGGCCACGAGCGTCTGTACGAATGTCACGGTACTCTGCTGTCACTATGATGCGGTTGGACAAGTCGCGGATCATGCGGTTCAGAGCGTCCTCAGGGGTTGTCATGTTGCCAGTGGTAACCGCTTGACTCATATCTACCATCAGTCGCTTGGTAAAAGCAACAAGCATGTCGTAGTCAAATTCCACAATCTTCAAGTCAATCAGGATGCGAGCTGCTGCCAGTGTTGCAGTGGCATGGCTACGCCAAAACCTGTATTCACTCTCTGGCAGGGCAACAGACATTTCAGACTCAATCTTAGACCACAGCTTGGAAACTTCCTCTTGGTGTGTAACCACGTACTTTAAAAACACATCGCCTGCATGACCCCAGTTGTCCCGCATCTGATCAACAGCGGCAGAAACTTCCACAGCGTTTTTGAACACAGGTACACCATAAGTCTCGAAGTTGATGCCGATCATGCGCACACCTTCTGCCTGAGTATTTGCATTATGTGCGGCCAACTTAGAGTGCAAGTCTTCGTTAGCAGTTATACCTACTACAGACTTCCATGTATGCCTTTCAGCTACACTGACCTTGCCACCTGATGATGTAAGACGCACACGATCTGCGCCTTGGGAGACGGTATAGGCCATGCTACTAACTTCAGCCGCATCCAAGTCAGTCAATTCGTCCAACACGATTGGGATGTTTTTGTGTGTACCAATGGTATTCCACCGAGCTTTCTGCGTCACCCCTTCTTTACCACCCACGATCAACTGGTTGGCATCAGCAAAGCCATACAGCGCGGCACGCCATACAGTCGTTTTACCTTTACCCGAGTGGCCTGAGTTAACAGCGACCAATACACCGTTGTAGCTGTCTTCACCAAATGGCGTCAGGATTGAACCGTAGACATTGCAGAAAACATACTGAGCGGCTTCACTGCTCTCACGGTTGTAGACAAAATTAACAGCGTCGGAATACGCTTTAAGTGACCCACGAGGCGCAGGATAAACATTCTTATACGCAGAAGCCCCGCCACCTACATACACATGGCGAACTGAACCATCAGTGTGATACAGCCTGTCACCTAGTAAAAACCCTGACATGTTGTCACGCCAACCAAATGAAGTCAGTGTGTCCACCTCCCTCTGCTCGGTCATCAGCTTGGTAATTGAGTCACGAATATACGCAGTCAAATGCATCGTTGCATCCTTATTATTTGAAGGCATAAGTTCATACTTGGACATGGCCTTGAGTAAATCAGCCGATGAAGCAATGGATGCTGTGTCCACCTCAAATTCCCTGATTCGCTTGTCCGGCAAGTGCATACGAATGGTAAACGCATACGCACCGTCAGCCTTACGAATACGCTGAATAGGATAGAACAACTGGTAGCAGAATGTAAAGGGCTGGTTTACACCATCCTTGTCCTTGATGAAACGAATCATCCGGTTATTCTGAAACTCATAGTTCTCAGGCAGTGGGGGCACAATGGTCTCTACGACTTCGTCATCATCCACAACTTCCATGACCTGTTCAACAGGCTCAGGGATAACCCTACCTAAAACCATGGGGGTATTGATTTTCCCACGGTGAGGGCAACCAACACAGCCTGCAGGATTATCAGTTTCAAATCTGTCACAGGTAGTGGAACCTGCGTTCCATGTCTCGTATCGTGTGGTTACGTCAACATTAGAATGTTTAGCAGAACGGTTTTCACTCCACTCATGCGCAAGGTCAATGCCTTCAACACAGTGTCTAATAATCCCAATGACGTTAAACCATGTGTGGTATTCAACATCGCCCTTGGTATCCCGCATGATTCTTACCTGTTGGCAGTGGTCAGCAATCAACCGAGCAGAAGTCTCGTACTGTGGCCCATCGTATGGTGTGATCAAGTCATCATTTAAACCAGGCGCTGATGATTGCTTTGGTACATGAGCTTGGAGGGCCTTCACTGCGCGTGAGACTGTGGCTGCAAATTCTTGTGGCTCAACAAATGTGGGTTGAGTTTTGACCTTGACTTCACGGACTTCACGTCCGGCTTTGCGATTATGTGAACCTACAGGTCGTAGGATAGAAGACAAGTCAGCAGTTCGGGTTGGGTCAACCAACAGTCCAGCGGCATTGAGTGCGGCTTTGAATTCGTTGGCAATGGTTCGCCAACTGTTAGGGCCAATGGGTTTAGTCAAAGGCCAGTAGCAATGTAGTCCACCGCCTGAATCAACAAGCATGGGGTTAGGAAACTGGTGTGTCTTACAGAAACCAAGGATGGCTTTGGCGGCTTCTGTTTTATTCAGATAGCCTTTACCTTCAGCCGCTTTGTCTTCACCGCAGTCGATATCAATCCAAAATGACTTGGCTTTATGCCAGTTCTGTGCGCCTCGGTATTTGGTTTTGGTTACGCCATTGACCTCAGCTTCGTAGCTTGCCGCCTTATAGGAACAGCATGCGTGGTAGACAATCAGGTTGCTTTGTGCATCATAAGATTCGATGGCTTTCGCCATGAGTTCAAGAGACTCATAGGCTTTGTGGGCAATACCATCGCGTCCAACACGTCCCAACCCTACGAACTTAAACCCCTCCTCAGGAAGGATTGTTTGCAGGAACTTGAGAGTGTCCATGGATTACACCCCTGTAATGATGCGTTTGTCTTGGGCTTCGGCCCCGATCTTGATGGTCTTGCCAATATGGGCAACAGCCACATTGAGAAGCTCACTTGCTTGGATTTGTGTCTCAGCGGCTTCAACAATGATGCGGCCCACTAACTCAGACAACCCAAGGATAACTTCACCATGATTGAAACCTTTGTCGTTCAAGGCCGCGTTAGCTTCCAAAACAACACCGACAACTTTTCTCTGATCTATTTGATATGACATATGTATTCCTGAAACAAAAGGGTGAGGGTACTAACCGCTCGTCCGCAAGCTAAGTTGCACGGCTTTCCCCTCGTTAATTAGTCGTCGAAGTTCAGGTCGTCTAGGTTCAGATCGACTTCGGGTTCTGTAACCGCAACTGGCTTGGGTTCAGGTTTTGGCTCAGCCTTGGGTTTTGGTTTGGCTTCGGCCTTTGGCTTCTCAACCACTGGAGCAGGAGCTTCAATGACTGGCAGTTCATCAGCCTCGGTATGTGTACCGACAGTACCCAAGATGCTATGCACAACTTCGCTGTCCATGGCAGACTGCACTTCTTGGAACATGGCATCAGGCAACAGACCAACAGCTTTAAATGTCAGTTTAGGTGTAGCTTCTTCCATAACAAAGCCCACCTTGGTCACGACTGCACTGTAAGGTACACCGCGTTTAGCCAATCCACTGCCGTATTCGCTCAGTGCTTTGATGGATGCAGGGGGTACACGAATCAGGTATGGGTCATTGATGAGGCCAGGGGCTGCAATCGCCATACGCTTGGAATCCTGACATGCCTTGCCCTTGCCACCGTTGTCACCAATCTTGCTACCCCATTGGTTATGTGGGCAAGTTGCGCAAGATTTGGACTGGGGTTTGTCCACGCTTGAATCGGGTTTAGTGCCTTCATTGCTGAAGCAATCAGGCTTTTGGTTCTCGGCCTTCTCGTCGTAACCTTTGGCGTAGTACACCTTGGACAAGCCTTTGTTGGCTTTGATCAAGACCACCTCAATCGCAGTTGCCGCGCTGTCAGGGTCTTTAGGGTTCATCATGGTTGTACGCTCACCACCACGTACGATGGTAAACACCTTGCCTTTGATAGAGATAACTGGGAAGCCTGTATTGGCTGCTGCCAAGTCAGAGTTCAAGTCCTCAACGTTTACGTTCTTTAAGTATGCAGGCAGGTTGCCAGATTCAAATGGAATGATTTCGCTCATGTGTTTACTCCGGTTAAAAATTATGATCTACGAACGTTGATGGTTCGTTCTACACGCCAGTCAATGCCGGGGGGCAGTGTCTCGTGTTCGTCTTTATATTGCTCGACTGCGGATTGCGCCACACGTTTTTGCAACATATGCCATGCGTTGTTTTCTTTACAAAACGTAATGAACGCATCGGGGTCTGCCACTGATGCAGTGGCTCGTGTAGATGTATACGCGGTGCCAAATTCTGTGCGAACAGAATCCATGCCTGTGGTCTCAAATGTTTTGAGCAGGGCCGCTTCAATCTTGTCTAGTACTTCATCGACCTTGGCTATTTTGCCATCGTACTCAGCTTTCATCTGAGCTTTTTTGTCGCGTATTTCTACGTATTTTGCTACCAGTTCTGATATTTTCATATTTATCCTAAGGGGGTGTTAGCTTACTCTTATTTGGTGTGTTTGTGCTAAGTGTTTTCACTCATCTGATTCAATTCCTTTCATGATTTCAAGTAGTGCACCTTGCAGTTTCTGCTTGGTGCGTAAGCGGGTGTAAATGCGTCTTTCAATATCCGATGCAGCAATGTGAGCAATCACTGTCGTTCTAGTCTGCCCAGGTCTTCGCACTCGTGCGCAGGCTTGTTCATACACATCGTTGCTGTGGATGGGTGCGTACCAAACAATATTGGTTGCCGCAGTTAATGTCAGCCCATGAGACATCGTGGCAGGGTTTGCCACCAGTACTCGCAGGCCAGTGCCGTTTTGGAATTCACCAAATATCCTGTCTCGCTCGGCCTTGCCAACGCCACCATGGACAGCCGCAACTGACCACTCTTTAGACAGTTCCTCGACCAAGTGTTCAAGCACACCAGTCAGCGGTACGAACACAATGACTTTGCCTTCTGAACCCTCGATCAATTCACGCAGTACGTCAAGCCTAGGCTTACTTGGTATGTTGATGTACTCACCGTCTTTGCCATAGGCAACTCCGCAAGCAATCTGCACAAGCTTGTTGGCTTTAACTGCCTCGTTGACTGCAAGGACCTCACCGCCTTCGTATTCAGTTATCAGCTTCTCAAGCATACCCTTGTATGCCACCTTCTGCTCATCAGTCATCTCAACATCGCGGTTGATAAATGTTTGCTCAGGCAAGTCAATACAGTCGTCAAGTGCAAAACGTACAGCAGGTTGCATCACCTTCTTGACTGTCTCAACTGCATCGTGGCGAGGCACCCATTTGAACTGTGTGATCTGCTTCATGACCGAATCACGGAACTGACCAAAGTACTTAGGCACATCGGGGTTGGTTGGACATACGATACGGCATTGAGCCCATGCGTCTGTAGGTTCGTGTGGTGTGGGTGCACCAGTCAGAGCCCATATACGTCTGTGCGTCTGCTTGTTACATATGCTGTTTAGAATCTTCCAACGCTCTGTACTGGCATTTCGGAACATCGCAATTTCATCGACAATAATTAAGTTAATGTCGGGGCGCTCGGCTAACTCTTCCTGAATCGTTTTGATACCGTCGGTATTGATGATGTAGATATCAGAGGGTTGAGCCAGTAACTTCTTGCGACGCTCTCGTGAGCCATACACAACTGTGGCGTCTAAGTGTGGGAACGTTCTAAAGACTTCATCAGCCCAAGTACGCTCCATCGTAGACAGTGGACAGATAACCAATGCTTTGTTGACCAACTTGGCATCTCGCATATAGTCATACGCCCATAGTGACGTAACTGTTTTACCCAAGCCCATGCTGTTCAAACAGAACGCACGATCATTCATGGATAAAAAGTTTGCAGTCTCGATCTGTGCAGCAAAAGGCTTGAAACGACCAGGCCACTTATAGTAGTAGCTCATTGGGTCAGGGGCGTTAAACCCCAAGTTTCTCAGCACCTTAACTTCATCAGGTCTGTGTGGGACAGCCACTAATGTCTGCCCTTTGTGCGTTACCAACTTAGCTGTTGGTATCGGTGTGGTTACTCTCGTTGGATGTTTTAGTTTGAGGATTAGCGCCCTCTTATCTTGTCTGACTAGCATTTATTTTCCATAAGCACCTATTTGCCGTTTTCTCCAGCCTCGGTTGGTTTCTTTATCTACCACACGCAAGTTTGATTTGGCATTGGTGCCGCCACCGTCCAGCATCTTCTTGTGGTCAACGTCTTTGCCATCGCCCTTGTGTACCTTGCCATCACGTGCCATCTCTGCTCGTGCTTGGTTACGCATCTCGCGTTTCTTAACTTGCTCAGGACGTGCGTTGTATGCCTTGTCATAAGCCGCTTTTGTTGGTCCGCCTTTGTTCATTCTTCACCTCTAAAAAGTCAATAAGTTGTTGAACATCATCGACCACGATAGACCATCCACCGTGATCAAAGATAGCTTCTAATGTACGTTCTTGGTTTGCAGTTGTACATCCCCGCTTCCCCGGGGCCTTAGTCTCTACACCAATAAACTGTCCACGATCGCAACAGATAAAGTCAGGTATGCCGACTACACCCATGCCGTTTTGCATCGGCATGAAGAACCAAATGTTGCGTTTCTTTAGTTCTTTCTTTACGGCTTCTTTAACTTTACCTTCAGGAGTCATTTTCCACCCCCGCCCCACTCCATATAAGTACTGCCTTTGTGTTGGTATACAGCCAAGCTAGGTACTTTGCAATTGCTTTCACACCAAAACTGAATTAACAATCCGTGTCTACGTCGGCTAGGATTGAGACTTTCTAATGAGTCTTCAGTTCGAACAGTAATTTCCCCGCTCTCAGCAACTTTTGTTACTGTGGTTTTCACTGCGTCTTCGTTGCGGTCAAAGACAAATACATCTGCGTGGTGCAGATTGGTTCCACCGCATACTGGGCATATAATTGCATCATCGTATTCGCTTGTTTGAATTAGTAATGTCATTGCTTATCCTTGTAGAACTCACACGTTTTAACTGGACACCATCCTTTACACAGACCCGAGGGTCGGCAAGGCCAAGCATCACGCTCGTAAGCTGATTCCAACTTACGCACCTTCGGAATGAATGTTTGCCAAATCATCGGCACTTGGTCCCGCGTAAACGTTTCCTTGTCGATCTTTTTGTCACGCATCCACACGAATCCAGTCACCACAGTATTGACCTGTGGGTATATTGCAAACGTATATCCGGCATACAGCATCAGTTGATGAGTCAGCTTACGCTTGCCTGTTTTGTAATCAAGGTTGACTGCCTTGTCACCATTGACGATAAGTAAATCAGCGATACCTCGAGTCCAAGCGTTACCCCATGGAGCAGGTTGGAAATTCTCATCCAGTGCCATCTCAACTTCACAGAACTTTTCACCCGCCATGTTGGATATCTTGGTAGCCAAACCTTCCCACTGAGTCATGCCCTCTGGCAAAGGCGTACCATCTTTGATACGATATTCCATAGCTTCATGCACCCGCCCACCCCACAGCGTGGCTTCCGTGGGAGGCTCTACTACGTCTCGTTTGACACGCACGTGATAAAACTGTCGAGGGCAGTTCTCGAACTTTTCAAGCTGACTAAATGTCCAAGCGGGTATGCTCATAGATGTTCCGCCCGAGGGGTAAAAACCTCAGGTATTGGTGTGTATGTTAGGGCATCCATAGCGTATGTCAAGGGGTTTTATTTGGCATCTGCATAATTATTTCCAATGTCTCCTTCACACGACACTGGCAAGTTGGCACACCACTTCGGAGGCACTGACATTGTGGTCGTCATAAACTCAAGCGCCCACTGTGCGGCACTTCGTGGAACTACACATACCACCTCATCGTGCACAGTCAGAGCAACTTTGTATCGGCAGTCGGCTAGTGGGTTGTCGTTCTTGCGCATCTCCATGTCGATTTTCGCCATCTGATCGAACACAACAATCCTGGCAAGTGCTTGGACTACGTTCTCAACTACCTTACCACCGTATATCTTGACAGGACCATAGCGACCTTTGTACTCGCATCCATCACCGGACTTACTCAGTTCAGGATAACGAATCATTGTGCCGTTGGGTAAGTGGATGCCTTCAGGTGTACAGCGTAACTCGATGCCAACACCGAATGTTGTCTCATAACCCTGTGCCATTTTGTCCAGTGCCTTCTGCGCATCCTTCCATAGCTCGGCAATCATGGCGTACTTGGTTCGGTATGTCGTCACAGTCTGCTTGGCTTCGCCTGCATCCATATCAACTGAGATACCACCTTGACCAATCTTCAATGTACCTTGGAACTTATCAGGTCCCATGCCGTAGCCTAGGCCCAAGATGCAGGTCTTACCAACAAACCGTTCAACCTTGTCTGCTTTGGTGACAGGCTTGCCATACACGATCGATGCAAACTTGGAATAAATATCCACGCTGTTGCGGAAGTCAACAAGCAAGTCTTCTTGGCCCGCCAGCCACGCGACAACTCGTGCTTCAATCTGTGCTGAGTCCACTGCAACAAGTACATGGTTCTCAGGTACTGTGATTGAACGTCTAAGTGCACCGCCCCTTGGCAGGTTCTGCAAGTTCATCTTGTCACCACCCGATGCACGACCAGTGTGCGCACCCCAGTAGTTCAAGAGGATTGGCAGTGCCCCGCGATCAGCGATACCCAAAAACGATTCGGTCCTCGTTTCTTCCAGTGTGGATTTAATTCCAAGTCGTGCCGCAACGACAGCTTGTACTGCAGTGTTGGGATGCTCAAGCAGTGCCTTGAACTCGTAGTCAGTCTTACTGAACGCATACGCTTCTTTATTAGTGCGCAGGCTTGTCTTGACTGGCGGCTCAACGCCTAACTTCTTCAGCACTTCAGCAAACTGTGGGTTGGACATGAGTGCATCTCTACCAATCGACAGGTCAATACGCTCCATCAGTTTGGCTTTCTTGTCTTGCACACTGTTCAGGTGAGCAATCAATACATCCTTATCCAACTCAAGCACTGGGTCAGTGAACATGCGTATCATCAGGTCTTGTATATACAGTTCCTTGGGAGGGTTGTCTTTCTTCAGGATGTTGTACAAAGTCCAAGTAAGTTCTGTATCGTTGTTGCAGTAGTCACCGTACTTGGCAAGGTCCTCAGGGGTAAAATTACTGCGTCTTTTACCAAGCGCATTTACTACCTCTGTGCCTTTTTGCCCGATGTCATACTTGTCAGCCAATGCCTTGAGTGAACCACCGACAGTCAAGCCTGTGATAGGTCGCGCCATGGACAGCGTATCTAAATAGTACTTGGGCATGATGTTGTAACGCCAAGCAAGGATGGCTCCATCAAACGCCATGTTGTGACAGATCAAGTAGCTGTTTGGAATGTCTAGTTCTTCCAGTGCCATAGCGATCTCGCCATTGGAACCAGTCACCCACTTGGCAGGCTCAGTGTTGATCTTGTATGAGAAGCCAATCACCTCGAACTGCGGGTCACGTATGTACGCCTCGGTTGTCATCTTGGACAGACTAAACTCTTTTGAGTAGTAGGTCTCAAAGTCCAGTGTGATGTATTTCATTTTTTGTTCCTAATGTGGTCGGGCTTGGGACAGTTATCGGGTACGTCGACAACAACCCACACCGCTGTCAAGTTATTCCTGTACCTTGCCGTGATATACCGATCAATATAGACACCAAATACAGATTCAAGTGACTTCCTAACTGAGCGATAACTGATTCCAGTCATCTCTGAAATTTGTCGTGATGTCAAACCATCCGGATGCTCTATCAAAACTTTTCGGATGGTGTTGTGGTTACTTTTCATACAGGGGCGTCTTCCTCGTTCTCAGGGTTGAACTTAGGCTTGCGTTGGTCTTTGTGCTTGGGGTTTGGAAAGGGTGGGAAAGGCCAAGTCATAGCTGTTCCAATGCGGCTTGTAGCCCCGCAAGTCCGCCAACACGTTGGTCATCAATGAATATCTGTGGCATCTGCCGCACATCAGGATAACGCATGATCAGCTGCAGCATAACGTCAGGTTCACTAACATCCAATTCAGTGTAGTCCAAGTTGTTTGCCTTGAGCAGTTGCTTAGCCATCACACAGTTGGGGCAGTTGTGCTTTGTATAAACTTCAATCTTCATAGTCATCATCCTCTTCCATGTGTTCTTGAATGAGCTGAACCTTCACGATATCTAGGATGCCAAGTACGGTTGGCAAGATCATTGCGTCCTCGTACTTGTAGATTACCGCCAAGAGTTCACCGAGCATTCCATCGGCTAACTTGCCTTGTGATAAGTTCATCCTTCAAATACCTTCTTGAGTTCAAGGTACACAGCTTTGGCCAAGCCAACAGACATTGAGTTAACAAGCTGTTCAGCACTTGGATTACTTGTGAGTGAAGTTGGTGGTATGGCCAGGGGCCCTGCAGTTGACAATACAGCCTGCTTTTTGGCTTTGTACTTGGCAGTGTACTGACGCTGTTTGTCGCGCTTGGCCTTCTTTTCCAACCGAACGGCATGTGCTTTGGCAAGTGCTTCGTGCCTGTTGAATGTCGGGTATACATCTCCAACTGCTTGATACACATACATTCCGCTATCGCTTTTCGAACGGCTAAGTATTCCACGGTCTAGCATCTGCTTGAGGCGAGTGGATATCCCAGTCATGTCACCATTGCTCACCGCGTTGGCTACCTGAATGCTTGAGATGTCGGGAGTTGCTTTGATTGCATCCCAAATTTCTCTGCTGACGTTGGTTTTGTCAGTCGTGATAGGTGACGGTGCATCTACTACATCGTCGTCGAATTTAAGGTCGTTAAGTTTCATGAGTTCGCTCCGTAAGTCAGGCATGTAAGTTCTCCTTAGTTGTTGCGGTCAATATGCTCTAGTAATCGTTCAAGGTAATGGCGAGCTTTGAGGACATCCTTTACCCCATCTTTATCTTTGTATCTAGCGATGTACTTGATGACGTTGCCACGCAAGAAGCCTTCAAATTCATCTGCGCTCATCCAAGATTCCATGGCTGTCCACGGCTGAACATCTTTGCTTCGGTAGTGTTCGCCACCGATTTGTGTTTCACTGGCTAGTGGTTTATTCATATGATTTCCGTTTCGGGTCGAGTTCTAAGTGAATCATAAGTTGGACAAGGCGAGACTCCATCCTCGCCAAGCGTCGCTCAATATTGGAAAGGCTGTTCAAGTCGCTTGACTTGCGGGAGACCGCGCCACTTGTCTCCGAGGGTTTTGATCGAAAGAATCCACTGACGTTGGTAATAGCGTTTAACATGTTTTTCTACTTCATATGATTTAAATGTGTTGATTGCTTTGCGCATGAGTTGGTACTCTGTCATACTTTGGCTCCTGCCATACGTGCACCGACTGCCGCAGCTACGGCATTGTCTGTGTCAATTTGTTTAAGGAATTCCGATGCCTTGCTGATCTTCTCAGCAGTGCGCTCAGACTTAGCCAACATACGCTCCATGTATGAGTTGGGGATATAGATGCGTACATCAGGCCACAGCTTGACTGCCTCGTTAAGTGATTTGCAGTTGTTCAAGAAGTCTCTGATCTGAGACCGAATAGCTTTCCACTTCTTATTGTTCTCGTAGTATGCAATGTCACGTTGCACAACTTCTGCAATGATTGGGTGGTCAGCAGGTATGTCAAAGTGTGCTGTATAGGTTGAAGTCTTGGGTGGTGCCGCAGTATTCATGGCAGTCTTGATAGCCACCATGGATTTGAGTTCGGTACCATCGTGCAGGAACCTTGTGTTAGCACGAAATTCTTTGTTGTAGACTTTCCAGTCATCAGGAATTACATCCTTCAGGTGGTAGTGGCTACCCCACAGTAATTGTTCAAGATCGTTGGGTAATGTTTGGTAAGTGACCTCATCAATTGGTTTCTGAATAAGGTTTGCGTCTGCCTCCTTCATGCGGTTGATTTTGCTCTCGACTTCGTTCATAAGTGATGTGCTAATAGCTACATAAGCCATGGTGTTGCTCCGTTTAGTTAGTAAGTTTAAGTCATTATCCGTGATAATCAATAGGGACTAACCCCAAGATTAATAATAAATTGAATGCCTAACGAGAGACATTCCATTTGTCAGGACTGTGTCTTTGTAGAGTTGCAGTCGCATCTCTGGTGTGTAATGCACCCACTGTCCTTCGTAGTAGCCACTAAGGTTCGGTGCTGAAGCATTGTTCAGACCTAGCTTAACGACTTTCTCTGCGTCCTTCCCTGTGGGGTTGGAGTAGTTGATATCTTTAGCGCTTACTGTATGGATGACATTCATGCCTGCCATTTGAAGCTTAAAGAGATGATCGAACGAACCCAAGCGGAGCATGACCTTGGTTAACTTGTACAGCACCGCAGTCTTTGCTCTCGCTTCATTGAATTGCTGTTCGCTTATGACCCGATCAAGACTCGAGTTCGAAGTGGACGTTTTCACCATAAGGCGCTTCGATCTCGCTACTAATACACCACACGACAGGGAAGCTAGGTTCACTTGCAAAGTCTGTGTAGCTATCGGTCAGACAGACAAACACATCGGGGTCGATGCCTTGGTCAGCACAGTAATCAAAGCCTGCAGGCATATGGGTACCGCCACCTGAATAGAACTCGAGGCTGACTTCTTCGCCACAATCGAACTCTTGGTGCTTGACTACCTCAGTGTCGGTGTACAAGACATGAACCTTGGATGGTCTGCACTGCTCGATGATGCGTGATAGGTGACCATTGTAGTGATCAAGCTCAACCTTAGAGATGGACCCAGACACATCGACTTGCACAACAAGTTCACCCATCTGCGGTAGCTTATCTACGCTAGGCAAGTACACATCAGCAAAGCGACGATTGGGTCTACGCCATGATTGGCCTTGATTCACACGAGATACACAGTGCTTCTCGAGAATCTCATACCATGGGGTCTTAGACTCGAGCATACCTGCAACCATATCCTGTAACTTGGCGGACAGCTTACCGCGCATCTTGGCGGCTTGTGCAGCTTCAGCGATCTCGATCTTGATCTGACCCTCGAGTTCACGCACCTCATCTTGGGTCAGTGGTTTGCCACTTTCGCCATCACCATAGATCACATCATCACCAGTGCCATCGTTGGTTGGTCCGTCACCATCATTACCATCGGGCAAGTTGTCATAGATGTTCTCGACTGTATCGTCTTTGGAACCCTTCATGTCCACAGTGTTGGGGATACGCTGACCTACATTGCTATCGTCTAGCATGTCGTTAATCCAAGCGTCACCTGCATAGTTCCACTTCTTACGATTACGGCTACCGACACGCAGTGCATGCTGACCAATAACGTGACCGACCTCGTGGCATAAGCCCCACACCACTTGAGGAACAGTGAGCCCCTCGATGAAGTCAGGGTTGATGTAGATACGCGCCCTTGCGTCCACTGCCAGTGTTGGGATATCACGTGTGATAACCATGGGGCGTTTAAGTAGGATGCTTGCCCAGAATGGATGGTCAAGTACGATTTGTGCTTTGGCTTTGTCTAGTTTGGTTGTCATGATTAACCTTTAGTTATGTTGAATGTAAATACTTCATTGCGATCAACTGCTTCGCAAATCCGATACGCTTTGTCCAATTCTTCTTGGCTTCTTATTAGTGGGGTGATCTCTCGTGCCTTCTTCGCATTGACTACGTTGAAGAAGTTGTAGTCATATGCGTGCTTCTCAAACAACTGCTCGATCTCATGTGATACCTTCTTGGCACGCCATGTGTTGTACGATTGGTCGCCATGCTCCATACGCCAAGCGGCAAAGTCACCCATGATGAGTGCATGTATCTCATTCATCTGTGTGGTATTTAGGTTCTCACCTTGGGCATCATTGCTGCCATAGCTTCGCCTTATGTACATGCCATAGTGGTCAGCCAGTCCCTTGGCTAGAGTAACAGCCACCGATGAGTAGCCACCGCGTGCTACGCCCTCCATGATCATTCGCTTGACTGAATTCTTCATGCGAACAGTCCACCCTGCGGGGTCAACGTGTGTAATGATGGAAGCCCCAGGAAGTTTACTGAGTCGGGCAACATCCCAGTAACTCATGTTTTGGTTGTGTATAGTCATACTTTTTCCTTAGTTACGATCACTTCGATGGTGTCGTTGTTGCGTTTGATTGTCAGTTCCTTGTCTGCAACACCTGCGATGATGCGTGATAGGTGCCACAGTAGCTCATCTTGAGTTTCGTTGCGGATGCGTTGCTTGAAGTACATGATTGCCACCCCAAGAAACGCTCCGATCAGTATGAGTTCAAAGTCTGAGAAGATCATGGTTGTCCGTACAGTGCACCCATCTGCTGTGCAATATAGTCAAGCTTCTTAGCGGCTTGTTCACGAACGACTGGTGACTCACGCAGTACTTCTTTGTTGTCAGCGAATAGAGTGACAGCCTCACCGATGACGCGGGCCATCTCAGCTACATCACTATCTCCACCAACATTGAGCCGCTTAGCCATCTCAACACCCTCGATCACATTCTGAATGGCAGAGTCTCGGAAGATAGCGCCATCAGTACCGATTGGTTTGTTAAGTTTATCGACCAAGTGTTTCAGTGGTTCCATCATCTTCTTAATGACTTCACCACGAGCCCGAACAGCCACATCTTGCATCGATGCCTCGAACGCTTGCTTGTCCTCATCGCTGATATCGAACAGGAAGTGACTTGCTTGTGGCAGTGGGGTAAAGCGTAGGTCATGTCCAATACGTGCTTGGAACTCTTCAGCAGTTGGATAGTCCGATGGGCTTGGTGCTACATACCTCGCAGGTTTAACCTTACCCGTATCGGCGAGCAGTCTAGATTGCACATCAAGTGCCACATACTTGTCATAGTCAGGCATGATGAGTGCCATGTATGTATCAACTTCAGCCATCAAGCTACGCATACTCTGCGTGTACTCGAAGTACTGTTCGTTGGGCAGTAGCCTTGGACCTTTGTCAATGTATGGCAATGTGCGCGATTTGTGATAGGTGTATATTTCACTGGCCTTGGCAAGCAGTCGATTGACTGGATTGTTCGGGTCACGAAATAGTTTCTTGTTTACCACGAATGCGGTATCACCCAATTCAGATTGCAGGTACTCCTCTGCCATCATGTCGCGTGTTGTTAAGTTGGCTCTGCGTGTGGTCAGCTTGACCAACATCGCCTTATCTGCCAGTGTAGTTAATTGCATCATCGCTCTCCTTGTTAAATAAGTAATTACCAGTAGTGGCTTCACCCACATGTATCTCACGAGTGATGTATACATCTGTCGGGTCATCCCCGAATCTGTCTATTTCAACATCGTCTTCCTCCTCACCCACATGAAGACGAGTCCCTGATAACCTAGGGTTCCCGCTCCAGTGTGTCCACAGACGCTCTAACCACTGAATGTCTGTGTAGCTTGAGTACCATTTCCAGCCCTCAAATTCAAATTTAATATATGCGGCTATGTTGTCGCCATGTCTCGCTTTGTAAACTTCAAACGCATCGAACCCTAAGTCAGCCGACCCCGCAGGGACGGGGTAGTTCATTCGTGCGCTCACCATTGCGGCAGTGATATCTTCCACAGTGCCGCGTATCAGCCATACGCCATCAGTTCTGTACCCCATGATTGCCTCACAGTAAGACGTTGGCGTTCTTCACAGCCCACTGCATGAATGCCTTGGTGTTGCGAATCTCGGGTTTAAGTTTCTGTGCATCGAAGATACACATCACTTGGAAGTCAGCAGGCATGCGGTCAACATACTCAGCGACTCGGTCAAAGTTATCCTTGGATACTTTGTGTGCCAATGCACCAGTCAATGCATACAGCACAGCAGGGTCAGTTGGTACAGCCGCTTTGGATGGATTGAGCAAGATACCCTCGATGTTGGGCAAGTTCTCAAAGATACGCTTGAAGCCTGTGTACTCAGCAGCCGCACCCTCACCCACACAGCCAGCGATGTTGCTGAAGTAGAGATCGGATGAGAGTGATGTGTCCACCTCATTGGCAAACTCCCAAGTCCGTGGTGTTGGATTGATGTTGCGATTGGGGTCGAAGTCAGACAATAGGTTGGGTCTAAAGCGAATGAACTGAATCAGCTCAACTGCAATGTTGTTCTCCAATGCCCATGCACACCAGTCGTCTAGGTTCTCGTCATACTGTAACTCTTGCATACGATTGGATAGCTTGGTAGTCATGCGATTGGCACCAGACTTGTCCGATGTACGATTACCTGATGCAATGATGTGTAGCTTGGGGTGCAACTTGAGCTCGCCAGCATAGTGATCCAAGATCACACGACACATGGGGTTCTGCATCGGTTGGGGTGCATCGGATAGCTCCTCGATGATGAGCGCACATGGCATGTCTGTACCATCGTCACGGATACGATAGAACTCGGGCATCGGTATCCACTTGGCTACATCGTTGTCAGTGCGTGGTACGCCCATAATGTCCACTGGGTCGCGAAGTGATGGATTGAACTCCGTCACACGCTCAGGTGGGATGCCAAGTTCTTTGATGATGTCACGACATAGCGCAGACTTGCCGCCCCCAGGTTTGCCAGTGATGTAGGGAACAAGTCGGTTACCCTTGGCGAAGTTAGCTAGGACAGATGTTTTGATATCTGAATATTTCATGGTTTGCTTTCAGTAAGTTGTGCCCGTAGGCGTTGAGATACGCACAAGTTCTACGCTTGTGTTCCAAATAATAGGGGAGTTGAGGCTCATACCGGTTGGACCCGTTGAGCCATTTGATTGAAGTCGTGGACCAGTTGGACCAGTTGGACCTATTGACTTTGATCGAACCTACGTTTGACTAGGATAGCTTTCCAAGTCTCGTTGAAGCTTTCCAGTACTTGTGTGTACGCTTTGGATGGGTCTTGGTTTAACTTCACGGTCTCCAATAGAACAAGTCCATTAAGAGAACCAAGATCGCTACTGCTAATAGAACGCGCTCGAACTTTTGCCATGCTGTGTGCATTGGTTGCCTCCGTGATAGGTGATTGGTTTACTCGTGCTCTAGCTTTGGCACGTTCATCTAGTTCATATTGCTCTGCTCGTCTGCTCATGGATACCTCCGCAGTGATCTAATGAATGAATCACCATTACGCTCATTGATGTACGCCAGTTTGATCTCTAGCCCCTTGGCTTCCATTGCGTTCATGAAGGTTGACATGTCGCAGTCCTCCTCTAGGTATACATCGTTGCCTCTAATATAAGAGTAGCCACTGATTTTATCTGCGATGCCAAGTTCTTTGAGCTCGTCTAGCTTGACATGTAACCAGCCGTGCCCTGGATCGGAATAAAAGTCATAGGTAAGTGATGTGATTGTGTTCATAATAGTCTCGTTATCTTCCAAAGTTGATTCCATGTTGCGAACTTGCCATACTTGTCATAGTAGCGATACGCTTCGCACACTATGCATCCTTGTTCGTATGATTTGCATCGGTTACCAATGCTTGGTGGTCCGCCCGTCTTGCGATAGGCTTTGCGTTTAAGTCGTTTGCTTATCTTCATCGTTCACCTCTATGCGTAGGATTCGTATGCCTTCAAAGATTTCCACGATTTCGTATTCGATGTCATGGTCATCCAGTAATTTGTACAGTTCTTCGGGTGTCATCATTTGCCTCCTTTGTGAGATGAGTTGAGATTGACCAGTAGTGATAAGTCAGTTACCACGATGTAGTTTGACTTGGGCATGGGCACGATGGTGTGCTTCTGTTGCTTAGCAATCTTTTCAGCACATTCCATACAGGTCGGGCGTGATAGGTGTTTGCGATGTGGCTCGACACGAACTGCATAGCAGTGTGTACATATAGGTAAGTGATAGTCTTCACTCATCGTATGCCTCGATCACACACAATGCCAAGCCACCGAAACAGAAGCCTGAGAATACTTGGAGTGCTTGTTGGTAATAAGGTGTGTCTGAGTTGTATCCGAAGAATTGGCAGAGCAAGAAGCCTGCAGTGAAGCCAATGGCGTACAGAATGGATGGCATGTTAGTGACTCCTAACTTGTTTATAGTATTCGCGAAGTGCTGACTCGGGGTCGTCAGCGTCCATAGGATTGTCAACCGCACTGAATTCGAAGACATAGGGTGTGTCGTCAAGTGGGTCGGTGTAGTGTGGTTCGATGATGAGTGAATCCAAATGCAGGAACATGAGTTGAGTGTGTTTCATGGTGTTACCTAAGTGAGTGAGTTGGATGTGAGGCTTACTTATGAGTTAAGGGTTCGCCATGCCCAAGCTTCCATGAACTACCTGTTCATGCCCGCCTCGAGGATTCAGTGCGTTGAATATTCCGACAATATTCCGATGTGCAGGTGGTGTGGAATATTCATGTTAGTGGTTCCTTACCTACGAGTCTGTGTGGTTGACACGTATTTTGGGTGCTGTATGGATATACAGGTAGAATTTTCAAATATTCTGTGATTTGCCGAGGGTCAGGCAGGTTTTATGAGATATATGTGTAATGTGAACATTAGACACATTGTGTTAGGACATACGCGCCTCGCGTGTATGTGTATATTTATATGGAATATTTGAAAATTTGAAAATTCAATTAAGATTGGTTAATAAAATCAACAACTTATGAATTTTCCAGACAATTTTCCACTTTGGACTGTGGAAAATTCACTTCACACGATATGTGATCGTGGCGCGAACCAGCTTTGAGTACTTGGTCAGGCGTGTTGGATTGTGTGAGTGCAGTGCAGTAAGCCTGCAGTTGGCTGAACGATACGGCTCAGGTGGCAAGCCACCCTGAACCTTGCGACCCACCTCGCCATCGCGAAGTTTGGGCATTGGTGCAATGTGAACTCCGCGTGGCAAGATGTGTGTTGTCATATTAAGCCTCAATGATTTCAGATGTGTTGGATTCAATGATGCGCTCGACCAAGTTGAACATGAAAGCCTTTTGACCTTTGAGCTCAGCACCCTTCAAGAGCACAGCAGATTGCACAGCAGAGCACAAGCTGATCAGGTTTGCACGATTCATTGGACCAGTTGCAGGCACTAAGCCAATGACATAGGGTTGCGCTGACTTAGGAACTAAAGTATCAACAATGTCGCGAGCCAAGGGACGGAACTGTCCGTTTTGCAGTTGCTTCAAATAGATCGCATTAGCCAAACCCTTGCGTGATGCAGAGTCAGCGAAGGCAATGGCGCGAGCCAGTGAGCCAGTCTTCTCAGGCTTTTTGACGGACATTGTGAATGAAGCTGATGCGTCAATGATTGTGATTTCGGTGGACATAGATTTCTCCAAGTAAGTGAATTTCAAGGAATACACTGCACCATGCAATGCACTCCACAAAATCGTCTCCCACACTTTTGCCATTCATGTGTTTAAACCATGCCGTAAGGTTTAGGTTATAGAGACGAATTTCACCGCGCAGTTACTTCACCCAAACTGCGAAAACGCTACCAAATTTTTAATGATCGACCGCATTGCATGATCTAAGGGTTATCCCTTGGCACCGATAGCGTGAGCCATGATGCAAAAAACGAAGGGCAATAAATCAAACAATGTTGCTTGTTAAAGAGCTCGGTATCGAGGGCACGATCGCCCTACACCATAGGTTTTGACCCGACAAGCGGGTGGGGTG